AGATGCTACAGAGTTGCTGGCAGATTTCATCGAAAGTAATCCTGTTGCCCATACGCTACGTAATATGTATATTTATAAACAAGCAAGTTGATATTTATTCACTTGCGAAACTTCAGTTAGAAAAAAAATCCTATGCGCAACACGATCTCCGCATTCATCATCCTCCAGGCCCTCGCCCTCGCCCTCCGACTGCTCGGCATCGTCAGCTGGCCCTGGCCATGGGTGCTGCTCCCTACCATCACCGTCGTCATCCTCGCCCTCATGCTCTTCGCCATCGGCGTGACCATGATCATCGCCATCATCCTCGGACGCATCCGGCGCGACCATCAGCAGGAAGGAGGCGACCTATGAGCGGCTTCCAGATTCGCAGCATGGGCCAGCTGAGCCACTTCCAGGCCTTCCGCACAATCAGGCTGAAAGACGACCGCGGCAACTCCTTCCAGCTGACGGTGCCAGCCCGTCTGAGCGGCGAGCAGATCTCGAATTCGGGCTACCAGCTCGAGCACTTCCTCATCATGCACGCCGGTAGCGTGGCGGAAGTGGTCTATCAGGCCTACCTCGACTGCGTCGACTGGTTCAGGTTCCACCGCCCAGCCCAGCAGGACGCCACCACCGCCGACTACTTCCGGCGGATGAAGAACGCCCTCCGACAGGCCACCACCTACCACCAGCGCTTCGCCGACAAGGATTTTATCGAAATCTACAACGGCTGCGTCGTCGGCGACCAGTCGGCGGCCATCGAGAAGCTCCGCTCCGCCTGCTACGACGTTTTCAAGCAGGAGCACGAGCCCGCCACGGCCCTCGACATGGCCTTCGTGGCGCAGATATACGCCACGGCAGTCTATCAGACGACCGTGACTGAGAAAATCATCAAGGCCGAGTTCAGTCTGTCAGGCATCAACTGGGCCAAGCCGTACCGCCGCTTCGCCCTCCACGACGTCATCAGCTTCGCCAAGAGGCTCCTGCGCGAGAAGTACGGCATCGACACAGCTAAGTATGACGCGAAGATAGGCGACATGGCCGAATACGTCTTCCTGGACATGACGCGCAGCATCTTCGACCACGAGCGCATCGAGCGGAATATCCGCGCCGCCTATGCCGAACTGCCGCCCGAGAAGCGGGAGCTATACGGAAGCGTGGAAGACCAGCTCCAGTACTTCGGCATTGGCCCGCAAGCGACGACAGTCAACCCTGAGGCCCATGAGTAGGAAGAGCCAGCTCAGCGCCGAGGACCGGCAATGGTGCATCGACCATTTCCACGAGTTCACCCATCGGGAAATGGCCGACCGCTTCGGGATCTCCATCGAAACGGTCAGGAACATGCTCCACAAGGCTGGCTGCCGTCGTACCAAGGAGGAGACGCACCGGTTCCGGGCGTCCGCCCTCCCCATGTTCCGTCAGAAACTGAGGCGCCTCTACAAGATGGAGCGCTTCCGCGCCATGTCAGGACTGCCGAGGCAGACACGACTGCAGATTGCGAAGCTCTCGCCTGCTGGCCATAGCTACAAGCGATTCATGCGCCAGAGGTTCAACTACTTCTATGCCGAGGACGACGCCTCCATCATCTGCTACGACGACCAGACGCAACGATCGGCACACGCAGAGGCCAGGGCGAAGCTCCACGGCATCACCATCGTCCCCGCCGACGAGTAGTACGACATACATATCCTTTGTTTAATTTGTCTTTAAAAGATTGGAGGTGTTAACATGATGTAGTTTTTTAGTTTTGCACATGACATAAACAGTTCAATTTTTTTTCATTTTTTAAGACGACTCTCCAGCCCAAGCAGCAACGTGCCACGGCTGGAGACACAACGGGAGCCCGCCGTGAGGCGCGCCCCGTTTCCCTTCAAACCTCCCCCGCACGTCAGTGCGCGGTCTTAGGAATACCGGGCGGGCGGGACGGTCGAGTGAGTGTGCAAACGATTCCTTCGTTCCCCCCCCGCTTTTTATTAGGAAATTCTTATATTTTTCATATAATCTCATATTTTGCGAATTTCTCGGGCGCGCCATCCGCGAGGACCGCGCGTCCATTCATTTATTTTGTTAGCAAATCAAGCTCATAATTGTATTTTCCAAGGCCACCGTCCGCGAGGATCGTGCGCCCTTCTTTTCCTAATCAGACCGCGACCGACGAAAAGAAATTCAATATGTTTTTTACTATTGTTGTTTATCTATTTGGTTATTTTTGATTTATTCCGATGTTAATAGTCATTTGTTAGAGTAATTGATGTTTTGCAGAGATAAGGAGCCACGGCGGTGGCCACCGCTCTACATAGTTATGATTATTACCCCCGCCCTCCGCGAGGATCGCGGGCTTTTTTCTCAGACCCTCAGGCCGAAAGATATTTCATTCCATAGGTTTTTAAGGTTTAGATTTTTTCAGGATAAAGTGTTAATAGTGTAATTTATCTAATTTCAAGTGGGGTCGCCGTCCGTGAGGATAGCGCACCCCCTTTTCTTCTTCTCAAACCTACCCCATACTTCGACGGTTTAGGAACGCCAGCAGGAGTGGCAGGGAGACTCGCAGTCCCTTCCATCCGTTCCTACCGTCGATAGCGATACTTCGAGGTTTAGGAACACCCGCAGGAGGGCGGAATGCACCATGCGTCCGCCCTCCGTTTTTCCTATCGAAAATTCGTTCTTTATTCATATTCATAGGCAATTTGTGTTATCTTAATTACCACCGCGGCCGCCCTTCGTGAGAATCGCGACCGCATTTTTTTTAAAAACAAGAAAACAAAAAAATGAAACAGCTCAACCTCTTCCCCGAAGATACTCCCCAGCGTCCGTCCGATCAGCCGAAGGTGCAGCAAGGCGGAAGCCGCAACCCCATCGTCTTCCACGATTACGAATCCTACATCGCCAAGTTTCGCGACCTCCCCAAGACCACCGACGACACCTACACGCCGCCCGATGTCTACGAGGCCGTGCTCCAGTATCTGCGCGAGGAGGGCAAGCTCACCGACGACCACACCATTCTCCGCCCCTTCTACCCTGGCGGCGACTACGAGCGGGCAGAATACCCAGAGAATGGCATCGTCATCGACAACCCGCCCTTCTCGATGTTCTCCCGTATCTGCAAATTCTACACCGCCCGCCACATCCCCTTCTTCCTCTTCGGCCCGGGCATGACCATCGCCTCCGTCTCTACCTACGCCACCGCCGTCATCATCAACTGCGGGGTCACGTTCGAGAACGGCGCCACCGTCCGTCTCAACTTCGCCTCATCCCTCTTCCCCGGCGTCGCCCTGATGACGGCCCCGCGCCTCAACGACCTCATACGCGCCTGCCCGTCTCAGAATCAGAAGAAGGAGCTGCCCATCTACGACACGCCCGACGAGCTGCTCTCCGTCTCCGACCTCCAGACGATCTGCAATGGCGGGATAGATTTCGCCGTCCGACGCTCCGAGTGCGTCCGCGTCCGCTCCCTCGACCTCCATCCGAAGCGGGGAGGCCTCTTCGGCGACCATTTCCTCATAGCCAAAGCCAAAGCCAAAGCCAAAGCCAAAGCCAAAGCCAAAGCCAAAGCCAAAGCCAAACGGGCTATCCACATCCCGCTCTCAGAGCGCGAGCAGCGCATCGTGGCCCGCCTCGGCGCTCGATAAGATACGATTTCATTCATGTCATAGGAAACACTTTTGTGTAATTTACCACCGCGGCCGCCCTTCGTGAGAATCGCGACCGCATTTTTTTGATTTTGGCATAAAAAAATGGCTAAAAACTTGCGTAGTACGATTTTTTGTAGTATCTTTGTAGTGTCTTAAAAAAATAAACGAACAATGAAAAAAGAACTAACAAAAGAAGAAGATGAGCTGATTGAGGCCATCAGAATGTACAAGAGAAGTTTCCCAAACGGCCACCCACGATTGCTATGGTACGCACAAGAGTTGTTTGATGAGATAACCTCTCGAAAGTAAAGAACAAGGCGGTCCGCAAGGGCCGCCACATCAACATCATCGCTATGGAAAAGAAAGACAAGGACAACGCAGTAAAACAACGCATACAGGACATACTCCTCTGCGTGTCATGGAGAGAGATCGCAAACACGTATTTCGACCGTTCGGCATCATGGCTATACCACAAGCTCAACGGAATCGACGGAAACGGCGGCGTCGGAGGATTCACGGCAAATGAGAAAGAGCAACTGCGTGGTGCGCTTTTCGATTTGAGCGAACGCATCCGCCGTGCGGCAGAGACCATTTAGGCAAGTTGTTCGTTACACTTAAGACAGAAGTCGTCCGCGCCTACGGACGCAGACCCCCGGGGGATTCCCTCGGGGTTTTTCATGCTCGGCGCCGATATGGCCTTTTTTGCCGAACACTAAAAAAGCCAATATGACAAAAGACCGCAAGGAAGCCATACAGTACGCCTCGGCCTGCATCATGCTCGTCAGCGGCATCGTCCTCTCGTTCCTCAGCTTCTTCCTGAGCAACTACACGATCGAGGATTCCGTCCTGTGGTATTTCGCACAGACCATCCTCTACGCTGGCTCCGTCTTCGGCCTCACCATGTACGTCTCGTCCACCCGCAAGGCCATCCTCAGCGAGATCAACGACCGACTGTCCAACCTGTCCACCGACACCACCAAGGAAGAGAAGGAGAAGAAGAAGAAATGAGAATCCACGGCACATTCCTCAACAGATCGGGCCTCGCCGTCACCGTCGAGATCATCACCCGCCGCGACACCCTCACCTCGATAGAGATAGGCAGCGACGAGGCGGGCCTGTGGTTCCCGGCCTCCGAGGCGTTTACCACCGAGAGCGGTCTCAACGACACCTTCGACGTCGTCCTCCAGTCCTCGGCCACGCTCAGGCTGGAGACCACCGACTACCGCGCCGAGTTCTACCAGCGGGCCTGCCGCGATGCCGTCGTCCGCGTCACCGTCGCCGATGGCCGTCCCCTCTTCGTCGGATGTGTCGAGCCGCGACAGTATTCCCAGGACTTCTCAGGCGGCCAGCTCTCCAACGACATCGAGCTCCCGCTCATCGACGCCCTCTCTTCCCTCCAATATACCTCCTACGCACATATCGGCGCACCCGGGATCTCCTTCCTGAAGGTCAGGGAGGCGTCTTCCGTCCGGTCCTTCCTCTCCATCATCAAGGAATTGCTCAACGAGACCCCCTGCGCCGATTCCCCCTACCGCCTCTACTACGACGGCAGCAAGGCCCTCAGCTCCGACGCCGCCCGCCGCTTCTCCATCCTCTCCGAGGTGGGAGTGGCTGAGACGGTCTTCGTCGGCGAGGACGAGGACGACACCATGACCATGCTGGAGACCCTGGAGCACATGCTCCGCTTCCTCAACCTCCACATCGTCCAGCGCGGCCTCGACTTCTTCGTCTTCTCCTGGGAGAGCCTCCGACAATCCTCCATCCAGTGGCGCTGCCTCATAGGCGGGGCCGCCGACTTCACCCAGCAGCTCTCCCCGCAGGCGCTCTCCGAGGCCACCGTCTTCGGCACCCGCATGGACATAGAGATGGGCGAGACCTACAACCGGCTGGTCCTCGACGTCAAACCCGCCGACACCACCGACGTAGTGGCCTCGCCGCTATCCTCCGACGCGCTGGTCCCCATGTTCACGGGCAAGCAGCTCTATGCCACCTGCCTCTGGGCAGCAGGCACGGGCGACACGTCCTCCAAGGCCTTTCAGGCCCTGCTCAGCGACCAGCCCACCACCTACGACGGCGCCCACACCGTGGATTATTTTCTTTGGGCGAAGTCGGCCATAGGATGGCGCATCGGCACGGGCGACGGCAGTGGGGGCGTCCGTCAGTGGACCGGCACGAAGAAGGACCAGCAGCGCATACCGGGCCTCCTGCGCAAGCAGATAGGAGCGGCCATCCTGTCCGTCGGAAAGATAGACCGCAAGGCCTCGGCCACCGACAACTCGCCCACCTCCACCGTCGAGATGGCCGACTACCTCGTGGTCTCCGTCAACGGCAACCTCATCGACGACGAGGCCACCACCTATCCCCAGCCCGACGACCTCCGCCGGGCGGCACCCGTGGCCACATGGGACGGCAATGCGGCGGGAGGCATCTACTCGCCCTCCGACGACGAAACCAAAAACTATATTGTCATCTCGGGCTCCATCATCCTCAACCCCGTCCTGCGCCAGTCCGTCAACTACCTCAACCGCTCCCAGTACGACCCTGACCGATTGGTGAAGGGACGGGACGGCGAGCGACGCCTCTCCATGCGCTGGTGGCGGGCCGACACGCCCAAGACCACGCCACAGCCTCAGGAGGCCACCATCGACTACGGCGCCATATCCACCCAGCCCGTCAAGTCCGACAACCCGCTCGCCCAGCCCTACCTCAACTCCTGGGAGGGCTTCTACCCCTGGACCGACGACGACGCCCAGGATCTCGCCTACTCCTACTCCCGTGTAGGCTCCTCCGTCGACAATGTCTCCAAGATAGGCGCGCTGGAGTGCATGCTCCGCGTCGGCGACAAGGTGGCCGTCGAGGACAAGGACTTCGACGAGGACGGCAACCGCACCGTCACCATCGACGGCAAGGAGGTGGTCGTCCGCTATGGCCACATCAACAACATCAGCTGGAAGCCCTTCCGCACGCTGGAGCAATGCCGGGCGGCCCACCCGGGCGACGAGGATGCGGCCCTCGACGAATACTATGCGCAGACCATCACCATCGGCTTCGACCCGAAGATCGGCGACAAGATCATCGGCACCCAGTTCGACATCCAGAACAATATCGACTACACCCTCGGCCTCGACGTCAAGGGCATGGCCATCCCCGTGCGCCATTCCGACCACCTGCGCGGGCGGGTTCACTTCGAGATCCTCGGGCCCGTCTTCAATGCGCAGTTCGACAAGATCACGCGCCGCCACCGCACCTTCTTCCGCAAGGAGAAGTGGACCGCCACCACCATCCCCATCCTCTCGCGCGTCTCCTCCATCATGGTGCGAGACCTCAAAATCGAGCTCCATTCCGACAACGGCATGGCGGGAGCCGACACCGACTCCGCTCATACCTTCATGTCCGACACGGATGAGGATTTTGTCAATAAGAAGGACGACCTCGAAATGCGCATCCACTCGGCGCTCACCACCTCGGAGTGCGAGGAGCTGGGCTGCGCCAACACGGTCGCCCCGTCCGTAGCCGTCGATCTCACCACGGGCGACGCCGTCCTCCGCATCTTCGACTGGCTCAAATCGGAACCCGACGCCACGCAGCCCGTCGCCGTCAAGGCCGAGCGCGACTACCTCGACTCCTACTACCAGGAGTACCACGTCCCGCGCATGGAGCTCGCCTTCGACCTCGACGGTCTGCTCCCCTCGCCCTTCGCCCGGTTCACCCATCCCGCCCTCGACGGGCGCACCTTCTCCGTCATCGCCGTCGGCTACGACTTCCAGTCTGCCACGTCCCAGATACGCATGAAGGAAGAGTGCCCCCCCTACCGTTCCATCAAACTCAGAGAGTCCCAATGATAAATATAAAACTTTTCCGCAGAAAGAAGCAAGCCGACGCTTCCAGCTCCCGCACCACCATCCATGTGCAGGGGCAGGAGACCTCGGGCGTGCCCGCCTCCTTCGTCTCTCAGGTCCGTGCCTGGATCAACGAGGTGGCCGACCGCATCAACGCCCTATGGGACAACGCCCGCTCGCTCTTCCTCTCCAAGGTCAACGACGACACGGCCGAGGGCCACATCACCCTCACAAAAGGTTTCACGGCTTCTGCCGATTCCACGGTCAACGGCAGCCTGCAGACCGACCGCCTCGACGTCCAGACGGTGGCCATCGTCCGCGGCGAGACCACCTTCTCCGAGGATGGCACCTTTGCCGACGGTCTCACGGGCCACGGTGCCCGCATCTGTCCCGACGGCTCGGCGGAGCTCGACTCGCTCACGCTGCGCCGTTTCCTGGAGGTGCCTGAGCTGCGCTTCAACCGTGTCTCCGTCCATGTGGGCAACCAGTGGCGGGCGCCGGGTGGCGGCATCATCCGTTCCGTCTCACCTGCCGCCGACGCCACGGGCACGGCCCTCCTCCATCTCGAAGCGGGGGAGATAGGCACGGTGGCCGTCGGAGACCTCTGTATGGGCATCTTCCATTCCGAGACCGCCGCCGACAACGCCGAGGCCAATAGCGACGACAACCACGGAAACTTCCGTTTTGCCGGATTCTATACGGCCTACTGGGAGATCACCGCCGTCGCCGACTATACGGACGACGAGACGGGTCAGACCTTCCACAATGGAAAGGTGTCCTACCGCCTCCGTCCCGTCTCTGCCAACTACCCGCGCCAGATGCACCCCACCGCCGCCATGCACTTCGTCTGCTACGGCAACCGCTCCGACGCCGCCCGCCAGTCCTCCCGCTACTCCACGCTCACCTACGAGCGATTCCTCACGGGCGTATCCGATTGGGAGTTCACGTCGAAGCAGATTCGTATGCAGGTGGGCGACCTCAGCGCCTTCTCGCCCGTCCCCGGGATGGACTTCTCGGGCTACTCGGTCTATGCCAACAGCATCTACCTCGACGGCCACCTCAAGCAGCTCGCGGACCTCGGAGACCCCAACCCCTACACCTACTCGGTGGACAACCTCGCCGACACGCTCGCCCTCGATGCCAAGGGACGGCCCAAGCAGCCCGTGGTCTCCACGCTCGCCGACGGTTCCAAGTCGTGGCTGCTCCATACGTCCATACAGGTCCGACGTGGCCAGACGCTGCTCACCTGCCTGGAGGACGCCACCGCCACGCCCGCCACGGGTCAGTACCGTCTTCTCTGCCTGCCCGTCGGCTGCACGGCCCACTTCGACCACTCCACCCTCTACATCGACAGCGTCGACTATTCCTCACGCCCCACGGCCTACGTCGAGGTGACGATCGACTGCGAGGGGCGCGCCGCCCTCACCTACGTCTTCACCATCAAGGTCATCGCCGACGGCGACCGTGGAGAACAAGGCAGGGACGGCACGGCCTATGGCACGCGCCGGCGCTACGCGCTCTCAGCCCGGACCACGACCGCCTCGCCCCATACGCCGCCCGACGACGTCGCCACATGGCAGGACGTGCCCCTCGCCACCACCGAAGCCCGCCCCTACCTATGGATAGAGCTCACCGACTGGCAGCAGCAGGCGGGAGGCCTCCAGACCTTCTCGCCCGTCTCTTCCTACGTCCGTCTGACGGGCGACCGGGGCCAGCGCGGAGAGGACGGCCTCGACGGCAAGGACGGCAAGTCGTGGACCCTCAGGGGCACGGCCATCGGCCATGTCACCAACATGGCCTCGCTCCCATCGCCAGCGCTCGACGGCGTTTTTCTCGTCGATACGGGAGCAGAGGGCCTGCCCGTCGCCGTCCTACATATGGGTGGCGCATGGGCCTCCGTCACCACCATCCAGGGCGACGCCTACATCCTCGCCGGAGACCTATGGATGGCCACCGAGACGGCATGGGCCAACCTCGGACGCATACAGGGAGAGAAGGGAGACCGGGGACAGGCGGGAGCCAACGGACGCACCTCGCGCATCTACCAGCGCCTCGACGACGGCCAGCAGCTCTACGACGGATCCACCATCACCGCCGACGGATTCTGCTACCTCGACTTCTACGCCGTCCCCTCCGATACGGCCAAGAGCGGCTGGGACGTCTATCGCTGCATCAAGTCCTACGTCTATCAGGCCGCCCAGCACGCCCTCCCGCCCGCCGATGCGGACCACTGGCGCTCCGTCGGCGTTAACGCCGATTCGGCTTTCTTCTCCTTCCTCATCGCCCGCGATGCGCGCATCGACTTCATGCAGAGCAATTCCATCGCCATCCGCAAGAAGCACGCCACGGCGCCCTACGCGGGCATGGGTGGCGATTTCCCCTTCTGGGCGGGCGCTGCCCAGCCCTACCCCGACGGTGCGGGCTTCAACGGCTCCACCTACACCTTCGCCGTCGATGAGGCGGGCAACCTCTTCGCCTCCTCGGCCTACCTCACGGGCACCATCCACGCCACCTCGGGCTCCATCGGAGGCTTCGCCATCCAGGACGGCGGACTGACCAACGCCGACGATGCACGCAACGGCGTCACCATCACGCCGAAGTCCATCACGGCTCAGTCCTCACGCTCCGAAGAGGGCCGCGTCGTCTTCGACACCCAGTCCAACATCGTGGGAGCCATAGGGGCCTCCAGCGGCAAGGATATCTTTTGGCCTGTCGCCCTCCAGCTCACGGGCCGCCCCAACGACAGCTACCCGGGCACGGCGCTCGACATCATCCAGGGCATCACCCGTGGCCATCGGCCCGAGCCCGTCCTCATCTATGGCTCGGTCCAGCTGGTCGATACCAGCGACTCCTACAACGTGCCCATTCCGCTACCCCAGGGCTCGCCGACCTACTCCGACGGCCAGCGGGTCTACGTGCGCTCGGGCGCCGTCCTCGTCAATATAGCGGCAGCCACCGTCGCCCTGCCAAAGAACCCACAGCACGGCGACTGCTACGTCTTCCTGCCCTGTGGGTCGTACAATCTTACCATCGACCCCAACGGCCAGCCGCTCACCATCGACTGCACCGTCTTCAAAAACAAGACCTACACCTGCGCCAAGCGCATGGTCTATCTCGTCTTCGTCGGGCGTGGTGCCTCGCCCTTTGGATGGGTAGGCAAGACGCTCCAATAGTTTTTAAGTAGAAAAAAAATGAATATCTCGCAAGACTTCTCCCTCACCGCCTCCGTATGGGACGGCGACAAGTTCCTCATCGAGGCGGCCACGGCCAACGGCAGCCGCCAGATGAAGGTGACGGCAGAGGTGGTCCGTGCCTACCTCAACGGGACCGCGGGCCCTGACACGGACCGACGGGTGCTCCCCTTCCGTGGCTTCATGGATTCGGGCGAGATCTCGCCATCCTCAGTCGCTACGGTCCTCCCGCTGGAGGTGTGGTTCGTCCGCTCTGCGGGTCGTTTCGCCGTGGCTGTGCGCTCCTCCGAGCCCGTCTCCTCCTCCCGTCCGCCCAAGCTCTACGACAACTGGGAGGGCCGTGCCCTCTACAACGACGGCCTCTCCCCCGCCGTGGGCAACCTCTACGTCTGCCAGGACGACGACCGCCCCTACTGGTGGACGGGAGCGCAGCTCCGGTCCATCGTCACCGACACCACCGGCCAGGTCATAGCAGACGCCATCCCCCTCGACGAGATAGACGCCATCACGGCGGCAGCCTCCCGCCCCTCTTCCTCCTCACCCGCCAAGTCGCCCGCCTCGACAGCACCAGCAGCAGAGGAGGCAGCCCAAGCCGAGGAGGTAAAGGAAGCAGAGGAGGCAGCATCCCAAGAGGAAGCACCCGCAGCAGTAGCAGAGCCTGTAGCAGAGACGACAGAGGCAGAGGAAGAGAAAGAACCCAAGGCAGCCGAGCTCATCGACACGACCCTCCGATCTGCCTCCCTTGTAGATACGACCCTCCGCTCGGCTACCATCATAGACAAGTCGAAGCGCTCCGCCACCCTCATCGACAAGTCGAAGCACTCGGCCACCATCATCGACAAGTCCAAGCGATCCGCCGACGTGACCACCGTCACGCCATCGGCCCGCATCATCACAGTAGGATAACCAATCACTCCATTCATACACCATGGCATCATTCCTCGATTCAGCAGGCGTCACCCGCCTCGTTACCAAGCTCAAGACGATTTTTGCCGTCAAGGCCACCACCCTCTCCGGCTACGGCATCACCAACGGCGTCTCCTCCGTCTCCGTCACGGGCACGGGGCAGGCCGTCTCTGCCGCATCCATCAGCGGCCACACCCTCACGCTCACCAAGGGAGCCAGCCTCCCGACAGTGCGCCACGAGCGCCCCACATCGACCTCCATCCAGGTCTCCAACTTCACCAGCTCCGAGGAGCTCATCCTCGACCTCACCGCCGCCACCTATTCTGCCGAGGCAAAGTTCTGGATCAATTTCCTCCATGCCGACATCACGCGCGGATACGGCCTCTACCGTGGGTGCGTCATCACGGGCGCGCAGAGCTGCGTCGTCTCCTTCGGAGGCATCACGTCCATCAAGGGCGCCGTCACGCTCCAGGCCGCATCGGTCTATCATTTCACGCTCTGCACCAATGGGCGCAGCGGCCAATATCTGGCCAAGGGCTACGTCCTATGGCAGCGCATCTCGGCCTCGTAAATGACAATAACAAAAGTATAATTATTCATCTTTAAATTCATAAAAACAGTATGGCAAAGTATCTCGATTCAGCAGGCGTCACCCGCCTTGTAACCAAACTCAAGTCCGACGTCATCCCCAGCGTCAAAGTCAACGCAGCCAAAGCAGCCGACACCGTACCCGCATCGGGCATCACGGGCGTCATCGACATCTCCCACATCCCGCATGGAGCCCTGGAGCGTGTCGTCACCGTCGCAGACGACGCCGCACGCTACAAGCTCACCACCTCCCAGGTCCAGCTCGGCGACACCGTCAAGGTGACGGCCACGGGACGCATGTACATCGTCGTCGATGAGAGCAAGCTCTCCACCTCGGCAGGCTACATGGAGTACGCTGCGGGCACCGCAGCCTCCGTACCCTGGTCGGGCGTCACGGACAAGCCCTCCACCTTCACGCCCTCAGCCCACAACCACACCATGAGGCTCAAGATTGGTGCCACCACCAAGGACGGCTCCACGGCTTCGCAGCAGTCATGGTCAAAGGCCGAGATCATCGGCACGCCCTCTGTCAGCGGATCGGGCAACGCCGTGACGGACATGACGGTCAGCGGCGACACCATCACGCTCACCAAGGGCACCACCTTCGCCACCAAGGCGCAGAACGACGCCCTCGACACGCGCATCTCGGCCCTCGAAGACTTCACGGGAGGCACAGGCGGCGGACTGGGAGACCAGCTCAACGTGGCGGGCTACGACGTCGTCCGCTTCGATGGCTTCCTCGCCTCCAAGCCCACCCTCCAGCAGACCTCGACCATGTCCGTCGTGGCCCTCGTCATCGTCAAGTCCGCCACCGCCAGCTCCACGCCGGGCGCCGTGGCCATCGATAGCATCATCGCCAGCGATGGTAGCAAGTATTACAGCAACTGGAAAGACTTCAACATCGCCACGCCCGACGAGGCCACCAAGAAGCAGCTCTATCTCCACAAGATCTACCTCGACACCTCCACGGGCAAGGCCTACTACGCCGTGGATGCCACCACGCTCAAGGAGATCGACGGCGGCGACGTAGCCATGACCACCGGCGAGGTCGATGCAGCCGTCGCAGCTGCCAAGTAACCACCACCAGGGGCGGGCCATCCCGTCCCTGGTCCTTTCCAACCCAAAGAAACAATAATCATGAACAAGAGAACCATCACCCACATCTTCGTCCACTGCACGGCCACCCTCCCCACCGCCTCCGTCGATTCGCTCCGCGCCGGCTGGAAGGCTATCGGGTGGAGCAACCCGGGCTACCACTACGTCGTCAAGCCCTCCGGAGAAGTCGTCAGCCTCCAGCCCGAGGACAAGGCCTCCAACGGCGTGAAAGGCCACAACGCCCACGCCATCCATGTAGCCTACATCGGAGGCCTCAGAGTGCTCAACGGCTCGAAAATCTACGAAGACACCCGCACGCCTGCGCAGAAGGCCGCGCTGCGCGCCCTCCTCGCCGACATCCATAGCCGCTACCCCAAGGCCTTTATCCTCGGCCACCGCTCCATCTGGGGAGAATACTCGCCCGAGAAGTGGGGAAAAGTTTGCCCATGCTTCAACGCCATCAAAGAATATGCAGACATTTAAGCCGCTCAACATCATAGCCATCCTGGCACTCATCATCGCCGTCATGGCCTGCGCCTCCCGGCGCACCGTCTCCGACGACCTGCGATCCACGGCCACCACCACGGCCGACGCCATGGCCACACAGGTCCACGCCGCCGTCCGTACCGACACGGCCACGGTCCATACGGTCAGCCGCGACACCGTGCGCCAGCAGACCACCACCGCCGACACCACGGCGGCCCACTACCGACGGGCCACATGGCAGCAGGCCGATACCACCTTTACAGAGATTTGGATCAACGCCCGCCGCTTCCGCTACCACGACGGCTCCACCGCCTCCACGTCCTCCCGTCAGGAGGCCCGGGCGGCCACCTCCAGCGCCATCGACACCGACTCCTGCCGTCTGATCAGCCGCACCGACACGATCTCAGCAGTACAGAAGAAGCACATAGAGACCGATCGGCGACCGCTCGACAGGTCCATCCTCGGCTATATCGGCTACTCCTTCTTCGTCCTCATCGTCGTCCTCATCATCCTGCTCTACATCATAGGCAGGTTGAAGAAATAAGCCGGACATCTTTCATATTATCTATAATCCGAAGCCCCCGGCACGCGTCCATGCGTGCCGGGGGCTTTTCTCATTTCCCAGAAGTCGAAAACCAGCAAGCACCTACTCCCATGGCAGACGCCAGCCGGCCTTGCCTCTCGCCTTCCGCTCGTTGCCGATCACGGCCACCAGCTGCCGACCCTGGCCCACCAGTCGCCCGCTCACGCTCACATGCACCGTCGCCTGCGCGATGCTGCCAGCGCCGATCGCGGGACGCACGCTCCCGACCTGAGGCACGCCGCCCAGTCCGTTGGCCACATCCCACAGACGCTTCTGCTGCCAGCGGTTCAGGATCATCTCGCCCGAGTTCACTCTGATGGGGATGCGGTCGCCCGTATAGGAATTGCCGCCGACGATACCGCCCGTAGCGTAGCCCGTCGAACCCTTCACGGCGCTGATAATGGCCATCAGCTGCGCCATACCGACCGCCGTGGCGGCCACCCATTCCCACAGGTTGCCCTTCTTGCCCTCGTTCGCACTGGCCTGAGCAAAGCCCATGGCCGTAGTGGCGATGGCCTGCGCGATGGTGCCGGCGATATTGAGCTCCGGCAGCTCGAAGGCGCTACCCATGCCCTGCAGCGCCGACCCCACCTGATTGATGGCGTCCGCAGCCTTGTCCATGCGCTCCTTCACACTGTCCGTATTACTCAGGATTTTCCCGAATCGAAGCGGCACCTTTCCGATGCCCGCCAGCTGCTTGTTGATACCGTCGGCCAGCATCTCCCCCATCTCGCGGCCTATCTCGCCAGCATCCACCGCTGCGGCCACCGTCTCCATCTGCCTCCGCAGCTCATCAGCCTCATTGTTCCTCAGGTCGATTTTAGCGATGATGTCGAAACCGCTCACGCCTTGCAGCTCCTTCTTCTTTGCCTCCAGCTCTTCCGCCGATGGAAGCACGGGGCGCACCAGCGCGGCCAGATCCACCTGCGCCGTGTTCCCCGCCACGTTGCCGCCGATCGTACCGCTCGCCCCCATGTCAGCCTTCAGACCGCCGCTGCGCTCATACCGCATCCGCTGGAGCGTCTCCAGCTTCTTCCGATAGTCCTCCAGCGTGTCGATGTCATCCTGGATGTCCAGCGCCTCCTTCACCTTCGTATCGGGCAGCGCCAGCAGGTCGGCGTAGAGCTTCTCCACCAGCTCGTCCAGCTGACGGATGGAGAGGATGCCGTCCGTGATCTCGGGCTCGTCCACCACGTCGTTCACGGTCGGAGCGGGCGTAGTGGGCGTAGTGGGCGTCGTGTGCGTAGTAGTCGTCGTAGTCGTAGGCGGCTCCGGGCTGCCCTTCACCTTGAACGTGATCGCCCGCCCCTTCTTCGCATACGCCTCCATCTGCTTCTGGATTTCAATATTAGCCCTGCGCACGGCGGCTATCTGAGCGTCTATCTGCTCCTTCTCGCTCGTTCCCTTGATTCTCGTGTGCATCGCGTAGGGGTTTGCACCCTCGGCCACTATCGGGGCGTAGAGGAACGGATGCTGCTGGGCGAGCGTCTGCTGCACCGTCGAGGCCTTCTCACGCTTCTTCTTCAAGTCGTCCAGCTTCAGGTTATTGGTGGCCGCCTGATTAGCGAGGGCGCGCATAGTGGCCTCGATCGTCAGCTGGTCGCAGTACGCCTGACTGTTCTCCGTCAGCGCCTTGTACCATTCGCTCACGCTGCTAAAGTAGCCCATCGTCTCGCCGTACCGACTGTTCAGCTCCTCCACCTTCTTCTTCTCCTGAGCCTTCGTGCCGTTCCAGTCCTTCGTCACGGCGATGTCCTTATAGAGCTGCGCCATGTTGTCGGCCACGGCCTCCTTCGCGTCCTTCAGTCGCTCCGTCAGCTGCTCCGTCAGTTGCTTGTTGGTCTGCTTCGCCACGGCCTCGGCGCTCAGCGCCTGCTTCGACTGCTCCAGCGTCTTCGACACGCCGTAGATGATGGCCGAGAGGGCAGCGAGGGCGAGACCCACCACCGAGGCCACCTTCAGCGTACGGATAGCCGTGGCCGTCGTAGTAGCGCCCACCTCCACGCCGCGCAGTTTCCCGATGAGCACCTCCAGCACGGCGCCCATGCCCACAGATGCCTGGCGCACCACCTGCGAGACGGGACCCCATTTCAGCAACTTCGTGACGGCGCCAGCGGCGGCCCGTCCACAGCCTGCCAGCGCCGTGCCAAACTGCACCACGCCCGTCACGGCCATGCCCAGTTGCCCAAACTGGGCGATCATGCTCTGGTACGGCATGAGGGCCTTGCCGATATTCACCATCACCCCGCCAAAGCTATTCGCCAGCTGCTTCGCCTTGCCCGCGTCCGTCTTCGCCAGCTCGGCGTTCATGTTGCCGACGTTCTGCGTGATGATCTCGGCGAGCATGGCGGCCCGCTCGCCCTCGTTGCCAGCCTTCAGTGCCTTCTCCTGGGTCTCGCTAAAGGTGATACCCACACGCCTCAGGGCGCCCGTCTGCCCCTGCAGCGCCTTGCCCAGTAGGTTGGCAATGTTCACGGCGTCCTCGCTCGTAGCGTTCAGACCGTTCTGCTGCGTCAGCAGATTGTTCATGGCGGGAAGCAGGGCCGTCAGCGTCCGCTTATGACTGGCAAAGGTGGCCAGCTGCTGGAGGCCGCTGCGCTGCACCGTACCACCCACCACGCCGAGCTTCGTCTGAGCTGCCACCGCCGCGTTCACCGAGGCCACATCCTCAGCCGTCGCGCCCATGCGCTGCCGCATCACCGTGGTCAGCTTCGTCTGAGCCTCCGTGGCGGCATTGGCCTTCGCGATATACCCGCCCATGATGTTAGTCAGATTTTGCAGGGAGCTATAGACGTTGCCGACGGTCGAGCTGATAGCCGACCATTTGATCATCGAATCCCTGAAACGGTTCGCGCGCTGGGTCGAAGCGTTCAGGGCCTCGCCTAATCTCTCCACGTCCCGCCGACTGCTCACCACTACGTCCTTGCCGTCGATGCGGATTTTTATGTTAAATGGAATTGTCTTTGCCATATTCTATTCTAATAAATAAAGTATATTCATAGCCACCCCAGCTTCGCCGCACGCTTCATCGTGGCATTCTCGATAGCCGTCCCGATCTCCTCCTCCACGATCTTAGGACCCTGCGCCTCGGCTTCGTCCAGGAAGTGATAGGCAGGCATCCTGCCCCTCGACCGCCCCACCCAGCGAAAACCGTCCCCCGTGTTCACGAGAAAACGCTTCGCCCAGCTGCGTGGATAGCGTTCCACCGTACCTTCCGCGGCCCACATGAGCACAGGCTTCTCCAGCCCGTGCCGGTTCTTGATGTACCCGCTCTTGCCGTGAGGCTTCACCGTGATCATGAAGCCACCGCCGCGCGGATAGACGCGCACGCGCACGCCCTTGGCCAGCTTTCCAGCGTCATTGATACCGCTGCCCTCCACGCTGCGCTTCGCCACGGCGGCGATCATCTTGCCCGTCCGACGATAGGCGTCCTTCAGCGTCCGCTTCATCTCGCGCTGGTCAAACGTTTTGAGCAGGTCGTTCCAGGCCTGCCCGATCACTTGCTTCTCATTCATTTCTCTTCCTCCTTTCCTCGGCCTCTCTCCGACGTCTCATCAGGGCCTCGAAGGCGCGCTGCGCTTCCTCCTTCGTCGCGGGCTTCTGCTCGGCCGGCTCATGCCGTTCCTCCTGCCGCTGGTCCCACGGCAACGGCAGCACCCGCTTCGGATCCACGCTCTTCCCGCTCCACGGGCTCACGCTCATCACGCCCACGATCCGCGCACGCTCCCACGCCTCCCGCTCCCGGTCGTCGTCGTAGCGGTGGCGGGCCGCTGCGATAGCCTGAAACTCAGAGGGGGTGAGTAGCCCGAAGTCTTCAAAACTCAAGCCGCACACCCCCAGACCGTAACCAAGCATTTCCTCGATGCTTATTTTTTTTTACCAGCATCGGCATCCGCGTCATCGCCGTCATCGCCAAACATCGAGGCGCTCCACTCTTCGATGTCGGCAGGGTCGGTGGCGTCGGCAAACTCCTCCAGGCTCATCCCGAAGCTCACGCCCTCGCGCTTGCACGCGCTGGCCACACAACACCACAGCAGCGTAAACGTGTCGCAGAATCCACCATCGCTATCGGTCAAATCACGGCCCGTCTGCTGCTTGAAGCGCAGCATAGCGCCGTTGGTCATGTAAGCGGGGTAAACGCTACCACCTACCTCGACCTCGATACGACCCACGGCGGCTCCTTCCTTGGAACGCTCCGCCAGGCCTTTCTCTTGATTATTTTTTCCCTTTTCCATAATCATGTTTTTCTAAAATGTCACACACTAATCGCCCAGCGTGCCGTCGCCCTCGCCACTACCCTGGCCTCCGCCGCCCGTGATGTTCTGCTCGAAGTTGGCCGTGAGGGTGAGGTCGGAGGTCAGCTTCACCGTGCGCGGGTTTTCCTTGTTGCCGTCACTCCACTTCATGAAGGCGTAGCCGGGATTCGGGGTGGCCTGGATGGTCTGGGTAGATCCCTCGTCGAAAGTGCCACCGCCCGAGACGCTACCGAAACTGGCGTCAGTCACGAGGACCGTCAGCGTGCGCTTCGGCTTCACAGGCGCATACTGCTCGCCCCCACCGGGCATGGTGGCAACGCCGCCGCCGTTCTCCTGCGGATTGAGGTAGCAGCGGTTAGGCCCGACAGTCACGCCGTTATGGCTTCCGTGCATATAGAAAGCGACGCCACCGTCTTGCGCTTGCAAGACGTATGAGCCGATGGGCGGTTCTTGCTCAGAATAGACGCCTGTCATGACCCCCTTCGTGTACTTGTCGCCATATTTACACACATAGCCTTCGAGTTTATAAGTTCCAGGCGTTCCGCCGACGATGTATGGAGTATTGGCTTCGAAACGCTGCACCTCATTCGTGACGATTTTCCCGTTCTCGTCAATCGAGAGCGCCTCGTACAGATTCAGCCCGTCGGGCTTCGCGCAACTGAATGGGATAATAATCGTGCCCCACTTCGCCGCGCTCAAGGTGTACTCATAGACCATCTTCTGCTTCACCAACCCCAGCGCCACATGATACGACAGGCGGATGGTCTGCACGAAGGCGCCATCCTTCCAGCTCTCCTCGCCGCCGACCAGCTTCACGCAGTCCATGGTCATGGCGAAGCCGTCCTCCTCCTCGCTGGCGACGATACGGCCCATGAGCTGCTTCCTCACGCGCTCCATCGTCTCCACGCCCTCGCCGTAGGTCTTCGCAAAGACCACCACCTCGTAGCACACCTCGTCGTAGCCGCTGCGGCCCTTTTCGTCCAGCGACCGCGCATCGACACGACGAAACGTCACCAGCGGCAGCGTCACCTCGTTCTCGCTCACCACGGGGCGCACATGGCCCTCGCCGAGCAGGTCCTTCAACACAGAGTAGATAGCAGACCCGGCGCTCAGAGAGCTGCGCGGGATGTTTACTATAGTTTCACACATCTTAGTATATTTTTTCTAATATTTATAAATGGTAAATCACGGCAGCTCGTCGGTCATCCCGATCAGGCTGCACGTCACGGGCATTTCGCCCAGCCGACGCCGGCTCCGGTCGATACCCTCTATCTGGTACGTCCTGCCGTCCCAGCGCAGTCGGTCATACTCCCGCAGGACGTCAGTATAGCGGAAGACGAAGGTCGTCACATGCTGATAGACCACCTCGCCGTTCAGCTCGCCGAACCCGCTATTTTTGTGCGTCACCTGGCAGGGCACGCCCTCAGCCACCACCGTCCACCTTCCCGTGTCGGCGCCAAACTTGTCCGTGCTCTTCTCGTAGCGCACCACGTCACACACCTCGTCCAGCAGTCCTGCTCTAATCATGGGCCTGGTAGTTTACATGGGCGTAGATCAGGTGCCAGTAGTGCGGGCTCCGATAGAGCTGGGCCGCGCTCACGCTCTCACGCTCTCGGTAGTTGTCACCCGTCAGAATCAGCAGCGCCTGCCTCAGGTCGGCGGGCAGCGCGCCGGGAGCGGTCTCCAGCTCTTTCAGGTCGCTCACCTGCAAGTCGGCGGCCAGCGTCTGCTCGGCAGCGTCGATGAAGTGGCCGATCTCTTCCTTGTCGAGGTCGCTCGCGTATCGGAGGCGACTAAAGTGGATAGCACTATCCACGTCGATATATCTGGGCATGGTCTCGTCCTTGGTTAGTTAATGGGAAAGGGCGGAAGCAGGAAACCCGCTCCCGCCCAATCAATCAAATCAAAAAAGTAAAGCGAATGCTATGTTATGGAATCGTTTCCCAATTCACGATCAGGCGTGGCCAGTGCTGAGAGAGGCCGTGCCATCCTGTCCGGGATACACCTCGGGCTCGCCGTCGTTCTCGAAATCGACGGTGAAGGTGGCATCGTCCTGCGCGGGGTTCGTCTCCTCCACCTTCGTGATGACAAACTTGCCCTTCAGGTAGGGCGTAGCGTCGCCCTCGCGCTCGAAGCAGGAGAGATCCACGCTCTGTCCAGCGCCCCACAGCTTGCGGATCTCGTCCAGGCTGAGCTCCTCCTCGCCCTTGTAGCGGAAGCCCTCGCCATGCACGCTGATGCTCATCTTCGTCACGCCCTTGCCGCTGAAGAGGGCCTTCTTCGCCTTCTCCTTCATGGGAGGCTTCACGCCGCGCTCCTTCGTCTCGGTGTTGAAGGTGACGGAGTGCGTGGTGCTATGCCCCAGGCCCTTGCCGCCGACGGAAAACAGCACGTTGCTGCCGTTCATATATTCTTGCGTTACTGCCATTTTTCTGTTTTTTCTATAAATTGTAATATGTTCATATATAAGCCAGCGGGCCCGCGGCCTATGCGCTCCGCCTTCCGCGGGCCCAGCCTGGTCTATGCTGTAGTATAGGTGATCTTTCCGAACGCCTCCGGGTACGGGGCGAAGAAGTCCCACTCAGAGTTGATGACGATCGCCACCGTGTTCGTCGAGAGAACGCTCACGGACGTGGTGTCGATGCCCATAGTCATCGGGCCAAACTGACCCACCAGGGCGTAGCCGAAGTTGCCGTAGTAGATCGTGCCCTTCTTGCAGAGGCTCGTCGGAATCACGGGCACGCCGTCGATCGTGTTCGTCGAGAGGTCGAGCAGGAAGCGGCCGCTGCCCTTGTCGATCGGCGTGTTGGCCAGCTCGGCGTAGGCCTTCCAGTCCATGATGAAGCTGGGAGCGTTCACCGGCACGTTGGCCTCGTTCACCTTCGAGCGAAGGTCGAGGAAGAGCTGGCGCGTCAGCGTCGAGCTGCCACCCGTGGCGGCGATGGTGTTGCCCTCGGGGATGCTGGCCAGCGGGCTGGTCGGGGCGTTGGCTGCGGCGGTCTCGGCGATGAAGGCCTCGTTCAGGGCGAGCGTGTGCTTCAGGCGCATCGTCTCGACCACGAGGCTGCTGATAGCGCCCGCCGTCTGATTGATGGCACGGTTGGAGATATCGACACGGATCGGCAGACGGTGCGGCGTGATCGTCTTCACGCCAAACTCCATCGTCTGAGGCGTCACGGCGTCGTTCTCGCCATACCACGTCGCCTTCAGGCCCTTCACCGTCGGGAAGTTCCACTGGCCCGTGATGCCGCTCTGAATGCGGGCGCCCACCTGACCGATGATCGTCTGGGGCGTCAGCTCGCGGATGTAGTCCTGGATATAGACGGGCGTGATGTTCTTCATGCTCGCGGCCTGCTGGATGGTGTCGGCTCTCAGCTCCTCGTCGGCGCGGTTGTAGGCGAAACGGAAATTACCCTCCTCGTCACGGCAGGCGGCCAGATCCTCAGGGATGCCGCGGCCGCTGGCGATGCTTCTCAGCAGGCGGCCGAAGTTCGCCTCCTGGCTATCCTGCGCGCGCTGCTCCTCAAACTGGCGGCTGCGCTCGCTGCTGCGCTCGCTCTCATACTGCACGCAGCCGACCATCAGCGCGTCGTCCTCGGCTCGGAGGGCAGAGAACTGCTGGCGCTCGGCGTCGGTCATGTCGCGGTTCTCGCGGGCCAGGGTCTGCTGGAGCGTCTCCATCTCCTGGCGAATCTCACTGCGGCGGCGGATGGCCGCCATGTACTCTTCTCTTGTCATTTCTGTCTTTGTTTTTGTTTTTGTTTTGGTGAATTTATGTAGTACGGCGAAGCCATGCGCCGATAGTGTCATAGTCGCCACGCACCAGGGCGGGCTGATCCTCCTCGATCAGGCCAGCGGCCAGCAGACCGTCCTTCACGCCAGCGCTGCGCTGCTTCACGCTCGTGGCGGGATAGGCGGGATGGGTCACGATGCTCACGTCAAACATCCTGCTGATCTTGTCCAGGTGGCGGACGTAGTACTCCTTCCCGTCCTGGTCCTTCTCCTTCGAGTAGGAGAACGTGTCCTTGTCGGCGTAGAATCCGAAGCTCATTCCGGCGAAGTCGCCACGCCTCACGCTCTCCAGGGCGTAGTCGCCCCACAGCGTGCTGGCAGCGTCGAAGCGCATCAGGAGGCCCTTGTCGTCGAGCTCCAGCCGCAGACTGCCCTTCCCCTCCATGCTGCGGGCCAGCATCTGGTTGGGATCATGATTCAGGCAAGCCACTATGTCGCTGCTCCGCATCACGTCCTCCGACAGGGCGCCGGGAGTGACCTCCTCAAATACGCGGCCATAGTCCCAGTCGTACAAAAGCACCGAGCGGGTGCCGTAGAGAAACACGCGGCCCTCGATCTGCCGACTGTCGGCCTGGGCACGCAGTTCCGTCTGTGCGTAGTATCTATATTGCTCCATTGTCTTCTTTTTCTTATTGGTATATGATTCAGAAATAGGCACCACCCCGGCCGCCTACTTCTCGCCCTGACCCGCTCCGAGCTTCGCCAGACTGCTATTGGCCACGAGGTCGTCGCCGCCTTCCAGCGGACGGTAGCCCATGCGGGCGCGCGCCTCGTTGGGCGTGATCACGCCCGTCTGGATGAGCTTCGATAGGGCCGTAGCCTGAGCCAGCGGGGCGTTTTGATAGTAGTCGTCGATGCGGAAACGGGCCCGCATGTGGCCGTCACCGCCGAAGAGCTTCTCCGTCACCTCACTCTCGATCTGACGCATCAGCGGCGCCAGCGTGCTGGTCATGAAGATCGTCTGACTGCTCTCCGTGCTACTGTAGTTAGCGTTCGTGTCCTGGAAAACCTGCATCGGAGGCACGCCGAAAAATCGGCAAATTTCCATGTTAATAAACTTCATACTGTCCAGCAACTGGAGGTCGCTCGGCGTCATTCCGGTCTGCACAAACTTCATCGTACCCGGCAAAAAGTTCAGGTTCTGACCGCTCCCGATGGCCTCACGGATGCGCTGCGTCACGCCTTTCAGCTGCTTGTCCGTAGCGCCTCCATAGCCCACCTGCACGGTGTCCTCGCCCGTAATGAAGCCGCGGAGCGTGCTGCCAGGGGTAAACATTTCCCCCTCTTGCTTGTAGGCCTTGCGCGCATTGCTCAGCACCAGCGAGGCGAGCTCGGTCACGGGAGTGCCCAGGAAGCCGTCCCGGCAATAGCTCCGGATATGGATGATCTCGTCGGGCATATACTCGCCCTCGATGCCGTCGTAAATATCGTTCACGGTATAGACGCCGCGCAGGCGGTCGTAGCTCACTGAGCAGTCAGGAGGCACACAGTACAGAGCACTCAGCACGCCACCACGATACACGGGCACGACGTAGGCGTTGCCGTACATCTCCCGCTGATAGACCACCTGCCAAAGCAGGTCGAAGCCCGTCTGCCGAGGGTTCGGACGCTCCGAGAGCAACCGGTCGGCCAGCGTGCCCTCAGCATCCTCGTACCATGTCCGCCCGTCTTCCATGCGTCGGCGCATAGCATGAAGCCCAAGACTGGCCACGCTGCCCGCCTTGATCTCCACGCAGCGCTTCACGCACGCCACGCTGCTGGCCGTATAGGCATCGACCATATCGTCCAGCCCGAGGATAGTACCGACAGGCAGAAGGCCCGCAGCTCGCTCGATCACGCCGCCACCACCGCCAGACACGTCCCGCAGCACACCCCGCAAAACGTCCTCAGCGGTCGCTCTGACCGCGGCCCACAAACTATTACTTTTTTTTCCCATCCGTTTTACTTTGGGTTTTTACATTTCGGACCATCCCGCCAAATAGGCACCACCACCACCTTCTCCCCCGCTTCTCGCCCATTTTCCCCTCGTTTTACCCCTATTTTGTAAAACAATCCGAAAAGTGACCCTTTGATCAAAACTTTCTTTGAAATCTGCTTGCAGAAATCAAAGAAAAACCCTATCTTTGCAATCGTAAAACAAATAAAAACAATTCAGCCCTCGACACCACGGTTAAGTCAGAATATATGAAGAATTTCTGCGTTTATTACAGAACGAATGTCGAGAGCGTCATGGTTGCAGAGTTTGATACGCTGGCCGAGGCCGTTGCATACTGCGACGAAGAGACCAAGGGATGCGAGCTGGTAGCAGACGGCGACAACCGATACGAGAATCACAATATCAGTTTCAACTATGAAGTGTTCGAGGGCGGCCCCTTTGAGCTGGACGAGGACGGTGACGTGACCGGAACAAAGAACCCCACCTACAAGACGGAGCTTTACTATGGCAAAGACTGATTTACCGAAGACCCATCGAGGAGGAAGGCGTGAGGGAGCGGGTCGCCCTCGAAAAAACAAAGCCATCCTCTACGCCCGCATGAATCCCGAAGCCATCGAAGCCATCAAGGCGCAGGCCGAAGCATCTGGCCTCACCGTAGGAGAATACATCGAGGCCCAAATCTTAAAAAAGAAAAAAAAGAAAACCGAAGACTAAAAGCCTCCGTTAATGGGGGCTTTCCTATTCCATGCTGCTTCTCACCTGCTCGATACTCAGCCCGATCGCCATGGTGCCCGTGATGCACCCGTCTATCTTCGCCTTCTGCTGCTTCTTCATCGGCTTCTTGTTACCCATTTTATCCACGTCCAGCACGGCGTTGTCGTAACAATAAGCGTTGATCGGATTCGGGTCAAAGGTCAGTTTGTCGTTGTACAAAAGCTCCTCAGTACCCTCCACGGCCCGCGTGAAATAGTAGTTGGTCTGCTTATAGGCCTGCATGTACGGCCCGCCACCCGTCGCCCGCAGCGTGTTCTGGAACGTCTGGGCCCGGTTGGGGTCGAAGCCGATGCGAAGGATGCGCAGCTGGCTCCCTCGCTGGAAGATGTCGCGGGCTATCTGCTCGTAGTCGATCGTCTCCTCCCCGCATACGTTCATATACCCCTCCTCTACCCATTTCGCATAGATCACGCGGTTCACATGGGTCTCCAGGGTCTGCCGCGGGATATAGTAGTCGGTGATCATGTGGCCGCCCTCGGCGTCCTTCAAGTGCAGGAAGTACGAGACGGCGGAGAAGTCGTCACGCACGCTCAGATCCACCGCCACCTGACACTCGGGCCGATACCCCAGCGCCCCCAGCTCCACGCGCCGATAGTGGCTCCGTATCACCTCGCCCTTGATCCAGGTCTCCATCGTGCCCGTCTCGAAGACGTTCAGCAGCTTCGTCCGGAAGGCTCGCATGTCGTCCGCGCTGCTCTGCGCCTTCCGCCACATGTCGTCGTAGAAACCCTCCTTCACGGTGATGCCGAGATGGGGCTGCACCTTCCGCCACGTCTGCACGTCGCCCTCCTCGTCATCCACGTCGGGCATGAACAGGTGGGCAAACGTCCTGTCGTCGTCCGTCTCGCCCCGCAGCACCTTCTTACAATGTTCCAGCATCGCCACGAAGGGGCTCTCCACCTTGTCGCTCGCCGTCGTGATCGTCACCACCAGCGGGTTCTCCCTCATGCCCATCGAGGTCGTGAGCACGTTATACAGGTCCGCGCTGTCGGCCTGACTGTACTCATCATTGATGACGGTCGAGGCGTTCAGGCCGTCCAGCTTGTCGGCGTTGCTCGCCAAACATCGGATAAAGCTCTCCCGCAGTCCGCTGTCCTTCCAGCTCACCAGCTCTCTGTTCAGCTTGAAATGGCCAAGCCCGGGGTCCATGCCCCTCAGTACGCCCCTGATCTCATCAAAGCAGATCTTTGCCTGCTGGTAGGTGTTGGCCGTCGTGTAGCATTGCGAGTTCCTGTCGCCAAACAGTAGGTCATAGACGGCCAGACTGGCCACCTCCGTCGTCTTCGAGAATTTACGAGGCACGAAGAGCAGCACGTCATGAAACAGACGGTGCGTCTCATCCGTATAGAATCCCATGATGTTGGCAAACTGAAACACCTGCACGGGCGTCAGCCGATAGCTCTGCCTACCCCTGACCCCGCTGAATTTCAGCTGCTCATAAAAAGCCGCGAATTGCTTGTATTTGTCTATCCGAAAGTCGTATTTTTCCAGCATCAGCAAAAACCGACGAAGCCCCAGCAGCTCGTAGAGATTATGCCGCTCCGGATGCCCCGCCAGGCTCTTCGCATAGTCCAGCAGACGGCGGTCGATGCGCCCCAGATGATAGCCCGGCAGGTCGCAGTCCTGCAACCAGCCAGCACACGCGGCCTTCGCCTCCCGCTCCCGCTGCTTCTCGTCCTCGGTCATGTCCTTGCCTGTCCTTGTCTGTTCTTCTCTGTCCCTGTCTCTGTCTATCCGTGCCAGCCCTTACCAGCGCTTACCAGCACTTACCAGCCCTTAGTTCTTTTCCTTCTTCCGATAGAGCGTCGGCTTCTGCCCTCCGAGCCCCTCCATGAGGCTCACGAGACGGTCCCCAGTCCGTGGCCGTGCGTCCTTCTCCTGGTTCACGAATCCCGAAGGCTTCGCCACCGACAAACCGAGATCCCGGAAATACTTCCGTATCTCCTCAGTACACTGTATCTCAGCCTGCACCGCAGGATTCAGCACCGACCTCGGATTCCCCTCACGGCTCACCACGGTCAGCATCGTCCCCTCCTCCGCTACGCTCTCGCGGATGGTGTCCAGCCTATACATGAGACCGGCAAGCACGCCGATAGCAGGCTCCAGGCTCTCATCATACAGCCCGCGACCCTCCAGGCGCTCCCGTATCTCCAGCACATAGTGCCTCTTTTCCTCGATCTGTCCCATATCTTTGTCGTTTTAATGATTCATGATGGCGCTGCATCGGCCATCCCGCATTCCGTTCATCGGCCATTTCTCAGCCATTTCCCGGTCGTTTTTCGGTCGTTTTCGGTCCTTTTTCGGTCGTTTTTCGGCCATTTTAGCACAAAAAACGCCATTATCGGCACGTTTTAGCGCAGATTCAGCCCACACCATACGCCCAGCCATACGCCCAGCCATACGCCCTTCAGACGTGCAGAAACCTATCCAGCCACGCCTTCACGTCCTCGCTGGGCTCCTTCCCGCCCTTCCTGGGCCGACGGTGGGCCGCCACATGGCAGTCGTGGCAGAGGCTTCGCAGATTACGAGCATCGAAGGCAAGCGCGCACATCTCCTCCCAGCTCCTTCCCGTACCAATCGGGCGCACATGGTGCACCTCCTCGGCGGGCTGGTCCATGATACCCCGGGCCATACATTCCTCGCAGAACGGATGGGCGCCGATATACGCCGACCGAAGCGCATGCCACCGCTTCGAGTGAATAATGCGCTTGTACTCCTTCCTCCGCTTCCCGCCCCGCCAGTGTCCACCACCGCCTCGACGGCCAGCCTTCTCTGTATCTCCTTTCCTGCTCATATAGATAGGCCCAGCCGCCGAGAATAGGCACCCGCCAGCTATTTCCGCCAGTTCACGTCGCCCGGGAACATCCGCTCCGCTCCCTCGTCGGAGAGCTCGCGAAACATCCCGCCGACCTCATCCTCCACCGTCGGCTTCTCCTCAGGCACGGCCACCCGTCCTTCCTCCACCAGCTTCACGGCGGCGGCAAGCGTCTCGGTGTCGTAGTCAAACGTCCGTTTGAATACCCGCAGCACGCCATCGGGTATCTCGCCCGTCATGTCGCCGCCAGCGGCCCTCACGGCGCAATAGGCCAAATATCGCAGGAAGCCGCTCAGCGAATGAAACCCGCCACGCTCGCTCAGTTGGCAGAACACCTGAAAATCGCTATCCGAAATCCTAAAGCTCACACGGTGCGTCCTGAACTCTCTCTTACTCATATACTCGGTTTTTCTTTCCTGCAAATATACGAATATTTTTACATATAAACAAAAAAATCCCCCAAACTATGCAGTATGGGGGATCGTGATAAACAACTAAGGTTTACACTAAAACCTTCAAGTCAAATGTATCGAACCAATGCGAAGACTGATTTCCTGCATCGCATCGTTGAAAATCTTCTTTTGCTCTTCGTTGAGCGTATAGGAACGGCCACGGACGAGCGTGCCGTTGAGACGCTGAGAAAGCCAAGCCGCACTCTTCCCGAAATAACGCTCA